GAAATAGTTTGCCTGGCTCGCATTTGTCAAAGATATTATCTTTTTTGGTTTTAAGAAACTTGTCCATGAGCAAGGAAGAGGAACAGGATCTAGCTACTCAAGCAATAGAAATGTTTTTCGATCACCCAGACGTCCACGAAAAATTGTGGAAACCACTTAGATTACATCTTGGTTATTATTTAACTTGCACTGCCATTATCCATATGATTACTATAACAATATTGGTTATCATTCTATGGAAGATCATGCGAAGTTCACGTTATACGACCTCCTCGGCGTAGGATGCCAGGACACCGTTCAGCAGACTGAAGAAAGTCAGCGTGAAGATCCACTGGAATATTTCCCGACCCTGTGGAAACTGCAACTTGGACAGTTTGTTCTTACCAATATTGTAATGGACAAGCCCTTCAATGAAGAATACCAAAAAGGTAGTTAAGGCGACGACGCCAATCATTTATAATTCTGGAGATTAATATTAAGGATGCAGATCTTCGTGAAGACATTGACAGGCAAAACTATTACGCTAGAGGTTGATTCCTCTGATTCAATTGACAACGTGAAGGCGAAGATTCAAGATAAGGAAGGCATCCCTCCGGATCAGCAGCGGTTGATCTTCGCAGGGAAGCAGTTAGAGGACGGGCGGACTCTTTCGGACTACAACATTCAGAAGGAGTCCACGCTCCATCTGGTGCTTCGTCTGCGCGGTGGGATGATTGAGCCTTCATTGGTCTTGTTGGCGAGGAAGTACAACTGCGACAAGAAGGTGTGTCGTAGGTGCTATGCCCGCCTTCCACCCAAGGCAACCAACTGCCGTAAGCGTGGGTGTGGTCACTCGAGCGATCTTCGTTTAAAGAAGAAGGGCAGAAACTAGAAAAACATGAAGACCACAACTGAGATTATGCACCAGAATCTTGGGTTGGTTCACAAACTTTCCTACAGATACCAGCGACCAGGTATTTCTAGGAAGGATCTTGTTCAGGAGGGGACGTTGGGACTGCACCGCGCGATTGTGAAATACGATCCATCCAAGGGAGTCAAGCTGTCGACCTACGCCTATCCTTGGATAAAGTCATACATGTCGAGGTATGTTCAGAAGACCAGGAAGGCCCTGGACTACCTGCCGGTGGCCGAGGTATACAACCCCGAACCGGAATCGGAACCTCTAAAAGAGGTCGATGATCTCATGGCGTGTTTGAACCAGAAACAGAGGGCGGTCATCGCATGTCTTTACATACACAACATGAGTGTGTTTCAGGTGGCACAAGCCATGAACATCACCGAGACACAAGTGACATGGCAAAGGCAACGTGCCATGGAAAAGATGCGTCAGTGTCGTCTCAAATGATTGTTATTCATTAATAGACATGGAAATGTACGATTTGAATAACAGCGGAGGTGGTGGAACACCTCTGACCTACAGTCCTAACATCCCAGACAATGGTGGCGGAACGGGTCTTAATGTTCCCAAACCTGGTTCTCAGACCGATAGGGATACTGGTTACGAAGCACAAAGGTCTGCTCTGGAGCGAAAAAATAATGACGCTCAACAGCAAGATAAACCGATGCAGATGAGTAGTATGGCATTTTCCACTCCCATCTCGGATCTCGATTATGAGGAGCCCATGAATAACCAAATGTCGGTGGACATGCATACCGTGATCCCACCTCAGGCGTCCATAGCTCCTCATGAGATGCTCATGGCTCAGCCCGCTCAGCAGGTTCAGCAGAAACCNCCTTCACCCGAACCTTCCGCACCTGTGGTGGTAGAAGAGAAGAAGTTTCCTCTCGGTCTGACAAAGGAGCAGTACGAGGCAGTGATCGTGGCTGCCCTGGTTGCTCTAGTGTTCTATCCAGACGTCCAGGCAAAGCTGGCTATTTACATCCCTAACTTTATGTCCAAGGATGGATCTCGCAGTCTGGCAGGTCTGGCCGTCAGCGGTCTAATCGTGGCTGCAGGCTTTTATATGGCTCGCAGGTACTTTGTTGACAAGTAATTTTTTACAGATCAACAAAAACTCTCCGGATGGGTTTCGATCCCATCACCTCAAGATTAACAGTCTTGCGCTCTACCTAATGAGCTACCGGAGAACAATGTGAAATCACCCAGGCAATCCACTCGGAAAGAGGCTACCTGGGCTTGAACTTCACACTGTTATCTTGGACTTTATGTTTAATTATTTGACGCATCAGGAAATCCCCTGAAGCCAGGATGATCGGAATGGGTCCAAATATCAATACGGTCGGAGCGATGGTAATGGCCACACCCACCTTCTGGCTTAAAGAAAGATCCTGCATATATAGTAATGTATGGTTATTCTGTCTGGCTGGTGCCACTGAATCGTCGTCTTCTGACCAAGGTCTACAAGTTCAGGCACATCCCACATATCACCATCTCAACCAATCACGTGACCGTTCCTGATCCAGACAATCTTGGAAAACTTTATAATATTGTGAATTTCATTCCGTACGGAAAGATTGGAAAGCAGTATGAGGTCGATCCACTGCATTCACTTGGATGGGAGTGTGAAGTAGAGGATTTGGACATCAAGCACACGCCTCACATGAGTCACTTGTATTCATTCTTTCCATACGCCAAAGTGTATTCGGTGTATCCCACGCCTATGCGATTGATTGCGGAGGTCTGTGTGGCGGACACCCGATCCCCCAACTGGGAGGAGTGGAAGATAATTAAAGAAAAGATTCCAAGATAAAGTACAATGGCTTTTTTACCTTTTCTTCGGCATGGCGATCTTTATGACCTTCTGGACACGACGTCCAAGGTTCTGAATGAGCTTCCCAACATGGAGAAGCAGTTTAATACTAAAATGGCTGACAGATATCTATACAAACGTACCCACACCACAGATGAGGGTTTTGAGATTGAGATGCACCTTCCAGGCGTTGGTAAGGACAACATTCACATCATGCTTTCTTCGGACGACCACGAGGTGACCATCGGCTATGGTGAGAACCGAAGTGCCTCATTCGATTTGCCCAGTTACGTGGATGTATCGGATGAGGGTTACAAGGCGAGTTACGTGGATGGCGTGCTTCGTCTTTTCTTCAAGATGCGAACTTCGGACAAGAAGCGTCGCGAGATCAGACTTGACTAGACGAACATTGTTCCACCTAGACCACCTTGACATCTAAATAAGTTAAAATTTGTAGCATATAAACGGGCTTTCCTTGTGACCGAATTATCAACAAGAGTTAATTCAAACATTTGTTTAGAAATACGACTCATGTTGACGGTTCCGGATGGAAATGGACCTGAATTTTGTCCTACACTAAATATATTCACCTTATAACTCGGTGTTTGTATATAGTGTTCATAAGGTTGAATGGCTCTCATTGTCATTTGATCAATATCAAAATAGTTTTGACCATTGAAAAAAAGTTTCCATCGTGTAACTTGGTCGTTAGAAAAACTCGAATATTCACCTGCGTTAACACCTGAACTATAGTCAAATAATCCTGCGGTTCCGGAGTCATTTTGTACGACCAATATAAATTCCTTTACAGGATTTTCGAATTCAGTTCTGAAACGTATTTGATTTAAATCATTTAAATTCACGCGCGCCAATTGTGTTTGTCTTATGATGTAATCAATTTGTTTACCAAGAAAGAATTGACGATGTTCATTTTCAAGGTATATTGCTTGTAAATTTAGTTCTAATTTCGGAATACCAACACCACCAATTTCGGATTGCTTTCTAAGAAAAATTCTAACTTCGATTCGGTGGCGATTAAGGGCTAAAAGTGGGAATGAATTTTCGTAACCTCTTCCAAAAAAAGGCAATTCAAGTGAACATGCGGTTCCTGGAACAATTGTGCCATAATCTGTGGGTGTGACAGAGCGATTCAACAATACATCATTACTTTGACGAATTCTTTGTGAATCTGTTAAATCGGACATAATGGCCATGTATTCTCCAGTGAGGCTAACTATGGTTTGACCTCCGACAACAAGATCTGCTCTTTCAACAAATGAGTGTGCCGTATCTTGTGGAAATGGTTGATTGGTTTCATAGATAAAATTTAAAAAGAAACCAGAAATAATGTCACACGTATCATTGTCTATGGTACATATTATAGATTCTCCCCAGTAGACTTCAGAATCGAAAGGAAGTCTTAATATTTCAGCAGTATATTTTGCACGATCTGTAAATACTTTTTGATAAAATGATATTTCAGGTCTACCAGTTAAAAATGTATCCTGAAATCCTGTGACAGCAAGCTGCATCTTATTATGATGTGTTAAAAAAAGATTCAAAAAAATACGTGTAGACTATTAGACATGAATGTTCAGCTTAAAAAATTCAATCCCGCTTCAATGGGCGACGACAAGGTATGCGTGTTTATAGGTAAAAGAGGCACAGGGAAATCAACTTTGGTGACGGACATCCTATACCATAAAAAGCATCTCCCGGCAGGAGTGGTGATGTCTGCGACCGAGGAAGGGAACCACTGGTATCAACAGTTTATTCCAGACTTGTTCATCTACGGCGAATACGATAAAGACATTATTGAGAGGGTCATCGACAGACAGAGGAAGATGGTGAATATGAAGCCACCCCCTGGTAGGAGCGAATTGACATCCAGGGACATCGGAGCTTTCATATTGATGGACGACTGCATGTACGACCGACGATTTCTGAAGGATGCCTGTATCCGACAGTGTTTCATGAACGGTCGCCACTGGAAGATATTTTTCATGTTGACGATGCAGTACTGCATGGACCTCAGTCCGGATCTCCGCGCCAATGTGGACTATATCTTCATCGCGCGAGAAAATGTAATCCAGAACCGAGAAAAATTGTACAAGGCATTCTTCGGGATCTTTCCCAACTTTGATATGTTCAATCAGGTGATGACGGCGTGCACTGAAAATTACGAGGTCCTGGTGCTGGACAATACATCCAAGTCCAATCGGATTGAGGACTGCGTGTTCTGGTACAAGGCCAAGATACACAAAAATTTTCGCGTTGGATCACAGCAATTTTGGAACCTTCATCAAAAGACTTACAAAAAAGCGGGAGGTGCCACTAAACCAGGTCAAGACCCTAATGAAGTAAAACGAAATCGCAACTCCCAAACCCTACAAGTGAAGAAGTTGAAATAATTATTCAGGGACAGGACGATGTCTGAATGGACATCCGACAAAATGGAAGCCAAGTCCATTACACTCGTTACGAACGCGCTCGTGTCCACTGGTTTGGTGAGTGAAACAAAGGCGGATGCACTGGCAACTCACCTCAGCAAAGGCGCCAAGAACTGGTGCATCAAGCAAATGAAACCCAGAGACGTGAACGAAAATCAAAAGGTGATCCAAAAATTCAACTCAAAGATTTGGACGGAATATCTCGCCAAGAAGAACTACATTTTCGATGTTACTGACAGTGGAGTGGTCAAGCGCAAAACTTCTTTGGTGGAAAAGCAGGAACGCCTGTTGGAAATCAAAAGCCGAATGGTTGGCGAGACATTTGTGCCACCCATCAAAAAGGTCAGCAAAAGACTTCTAGAACAGGCAAGACTCAAACGACTTCTTACTTTGGTCAAGAAAGACATAGAAGAGATGGAAAACGAGACGAAGGGTTTGTCAATGATCAACCAAAAACTTGAACGCTACTTCATTCGTCGACCTTCCTTCAAGCCCAAAATTTTCATCGGCCAGAAAGAGGAATACCTGGACCTCCCTGACATCCCCAAGAGGAAGCGCATCCTTAAGAGGCTTTTACACCTTTTGAATAAGCGTCGTCTTGAGAAAACGAAAAAGATATGTGAGAAACTCACACAAGTTCGCAGGGACACGATGACCAAAATGGTTCAGTTACAAAGAGATATTTTCATCAACTCTGAGGAGTGCTGGGTGCGTGCAGAAAGGGCATCGATATTGGACAAGAAACATGCGAACGACGAACTCAAAACCGAGCACGCCAAAATATCGGAACACATTTCATCGAACCTGAGCGACTACATGGTCGAAGTACCAAAGCCTTTCAAAAACACCACGGTCATCAGCGAGAATGACACGCGAGCAAACTGGAAGAACCCAGATTTCAAACGCCTCTACGCGAACCGGATGCGATCATTGATCTACGCGATTCGCAACAACGACAAGTCCAAGTTTCTGGACAGGATCAAGTCAGGTGAACTCAAGATAAACACCTTCGACACCAAAGAGATATGGGACCTTTGGTATCATGAACCCAAGAAGGAGGTGGTCGAGAAAAAGCCAGAGGAATACGAAGACGGGATGTTCAAGTGTGGCAAGTGCAAGTCCATGAAAACCACCTATGTGGAGAAGCAGACGCGATCCGCAGACGAGCCGATGACCTTGTTCATCACCTGCAGAATGTGTGGTACTGTGATGAAGCGTTAAAGAAAAGATGTGGAAGATATTTAGAATGTGTAGCATCTGTGGCGAAGATATTTCGTTTGTCTGCAAAGTCAACGTCCGTTGCGGTCATCACGTTCATCACGAGTGTCGTCTGAACCTCGTCCCATTTACAAAATGTTCAATATGTAATAGAATTATAATTAATAAAATTGATGTCCACTTGTCCGACCAAGACGAATTTTGTCACAAGCGTTGTGAAACTAATGCGCGACGTTACTATCCACCTTGTCCGGTGGAAGGGTGTGGCATGGCTCTGCACAAACACCATGTCATAACAAATAAACAGTGTCAGCAGCTCATAGTGGAACTCGAAGGAAAGACGTATGAAGAACGCATGGCTATCTACCTTTCTTACGGGTTCCGCGAAGATGAATTGGGTGGTGGAGAACTTGATGAAGAAACGTGGAAAAAGATTCAAACAATTATTTCAGCTTCTTTACAAGAAAAGGAAACAGAGGGACAAGTCACGGTAACCAGAGAAACTAAACCAAAACCGGTAATTACTCCNCCCAAGACCTACGAACCCCGAGCACTTGCTCCTGGTGAAAGGTACAAGCCACCAAACAAGTCTAGGCGATTCCAAGAACGCGGAGTTTCTCTAAAAGCTCTAATTCCTCGCCATCTGAAGGATAGGGTTCATGTTTCCCCTCAAGAAGATTTTGCTTTATTTTCACAAGGTCCAATCTAGAAAGGGTCACGGATCCAAGAACGTAGTCCTCATAGGCTTCGGCGACCGCTGGAATCAGTGGCTTTACCAGGTCGTACATCGCCTTGGCGTACAACTGGATCTCCGGTTGGGCATGACTGTCCATCCTGAGACGCAGATAGTGAAGAAGATTGTGTAGATTGATCTTCCAGTAGAATTCGGTGTAGGTCGAAAGAGGTAAGTGTTCCCGTGCCGTCTCTCGTGCAACTCCATGGTCCAAGAGCAATTGATAGACCTCGAATGCCTGTTCACACGAAGCCTTCTGGCTCCTCAACAGCACCATGGACGCTGGCGAATTCAGAACTCCCTCTGAACCCTGGTGGTTCACCTTGGACTGCCCACGGTACTCTGCGGGGACGTGAAACTCCTCGGGCAGCTGCGAATACCTACCCGAAATCTCATTGATACTGGCGGTCCGGTGACGCATGTGCTGCCGGGCCAGAAAGATGGGCATCTTGATGTGAAATTTGAATTCCACCATCTCAAACGGGGTTGTGTGGGCGTGACGAAGCAGGTAGCGAATCAATCCGCGGTCACTCCGAACACTCTTTGTGCCTTCTCCATACGAAACGCGGGCGGCCTGCACTATGGCGTGATCAAGATCCTCCCTCGGCATTGTATCGACAAGACGTACGAACCCATGCTTCTCAACACGGATTTCTGACATTTATACTACTATAGAATGAATTCTCTAATTAACATCCAGATATCGTTGGATTTCCGTTTTCTTTCCAAGTTTCTAGACCTCCTTCTAGAACACAGATATTATTAAAACCAAATTTGTTCATGTAAACTTTTGCTATATTTGCAACAAGTGAATCTTTATCATCACTATAAAGCATGATGGGATGATCAAACCCTGGAAATGTTAGTCCAGAACCATTAAAAATACCCTTTCCATGTTTTTCGATATCTTCATATCCAAAATCTGAACTTTTTAAAATATCATTAATTCTATCAAATTCTGACATAGGAAAGTTAATTGATTCTGGAAGTCTACAATTATGATAATTTTTATAAGAACCTATATGTATTAATATCATTATACTCTTTACTCATAATTTCTTACGGCAAGTGCGACGGGGAAGCGAGGAACACCATCTTGGGTGAGACCCTGAAATTGAACGGTGAGCATTTCACCCATCAACTTGCCTCGGTTCTTCCACAGCTCCCTTCGGCTCTCCATGGTTCCCTTGGGTCGAGCCTTGAATGTGTCTCCGTCCTTGGTCTCGCAGATCCAAATGGGTGTCCCCCGGTCCTTGCCTTCTGCCTCCTCGGCGCCCACGATTTCAAATTCCTCGGTCATCATCTTCTTGTACTTGATGCACTGGGACGACCGCTTATTGAGCAAGTAGGGACTTTCGGCCACGCGCACCACCACACCCTCGTGACCCTCTGCCACGAACTTGTCATGATATTTATCAGCATCCTTGGCCGTTCCTTGATAGGACGGAACAATCTTGATCATGGGGTGATTGATTTTCTTGATGATTTCCTTGAGCCTTTCGTAGCGTTCCATGAAGGGCATCTCCAACTGACTGAGGCGAAAGTAGTCAAAGCAGTGAAACTCCAACTTGGGTGCATAGGGACTTTCTGAACCCCGAGCAGCACTGGTGATCTGTTCAAAGTCCAAGTCCTTGCAGAAGAGTTCACCATCCAAGAACTCACCCTCCTCCAACTTTCCTTCCAGTGCCTTTTCCAGGTGGGTCAAATGTTCAATCCGCTGTTCGTTCCTGGACTGAAGCAAGAGTCCACCACCCGAAAATCCGGCGAGCATCCTGACACCATCCAACTTGGGCTGAAAGCGAATGTCACCGTCAATTCCGTAGGACCTCGAACTGAACGAGTAGAGTAGCATAGGTCTGAGGACAACTTCGGATCTTAACTGAATATTGTCCATGTACCCCAACTTGACTTGTTTTCGCCACATCTGAGCGGCTTGCTCCTCGATCGGAGTCTTGCGTTTGGCATCTGGAGGGCGTTCCGTCACGGATCTTTTACCATCAATAAGACCTGTGGTTCGTCTAATCATTCCATTGACGACCTCGACTTGCCAAATGCGAGTCTTTCCTTTAGCATCTTTACCATAAAGTGCCGGAAAGAATGTCATTTAACTAATATAGTGTTTTTTGTTTAAACCCCAGTGGAACCGAAGCCTCCCACACTCCTAGGTCCGAGACCCTGATTCCTTGCGTGATCAATCAGGTCTGGTTTGAACTGAGGGTCTGGGATTTCTGACGGGTCGGGAGCCACCGGAGGATCCTGAATGGGAATTTGTGGATACAGCTCCGGGTCCTCAACAAGGTCACAGTGCTCATAACGCTCCAGAATCAATTGGGCGATACGATAACCCTGCTTAATGTGAAACGGTCTGTTTCCGTGGTTGAACAGAACGACCCTGAGTTCACCCTCATAGTCCCGGTCGATGACGCCGGCACCCACCTCGATGCCGTGCTTGACGGTCAGACCCGAGCGACTGGCGATGCGGGCGTAGCACCCCTCAGGAATCTTCACGCGAATCCCCGTGGGAACCACAAACCTCTTACCCTCGTGTACCACACAGTCCGAGCAGGCATAGAGATCATAACCCGCCGAAAGTTCTGTGCCCCGTGTCGGTAACATAGCATCAGAATGCATCTTCTGAACAACTAAGGTTTGCATGTTTTTGGTATTCATGTATAGATTCTTTTCTTTAATTATTTTAAATGGAAGAACACGATCACAAGGAGTGTGACAAGACGCAGCCCGTGGCGAACTGGAAGTGCATCTGGTTCACGTTGGCGTTGGCGGGTGGGTACTGGTATCTTCCGCCGAAGAACAAGTGGGTGCTGTTGGGTCTTTTGTACTTCCCGTACATCGTGTTGGCCTGGTACGATCACTGGTATCAGTGTCAGCGGAACCTCGGACCTACCTACCTGGCGCTCTTCTACTGGTGGGCCAAGCCCAAGGACAGCGAGCAGATCCAGAAGTACAAGAACTGGTGTCCCGATATCAAGAACAAGGTGCTTAAAATTGACCTCGTGATCTTGGTATTGGGGTTGATGATCCTGCCTTGGTTCCTTGCGTGGAAGCCTTAATAATAATCTTCAAAATCAATAAGTTCAATTCTATTTAATTGGTCCTTTACTGGATTAAATGTGCCATTGACCAAATCAGCTACTCCATTGACTGCTCTGTCAAAAGCACCACCAGATAAACCGTTTATAGCATCTATTGCCCAGTTTGGAAATGCACTGTTTACGATACCTTTTATGATAGAACCTGGTATAGTTAAAACTTTTGTAAAAAACCCTATGACAAAATCTCGCACAACTTCAGCTATGAAAATAAAAAAACCCAAAACATAATACTTAACAAATTCAGCAGACTTATTTCCGAGCCAATTACTAAAATCGTCTGCAGTGGTCTTTAAATTGTTTCCAATATCACCAAAAAAATTGACAAACCACGTACCCAGATTTAAAAACCAAATTCCTATGTTATTAAAGAAATTTGTAATTGAATTACTAGCGTTTATTGCCCATTCTTCGACACTTTTTAATATTCCATCGAAAAACTCTGTTAAAAATTCTTTAATTTTTTCCCATATGCTAGGAAAACTTTCGGTCCATTTTTTAGGGTCATATTCTTTTATTTCATTTATAATTTCTTCATTTTGTGAATCATTTTTAAAAATCAAATTTAAAAGGAAAACCACCAAAAGTGAAATAATTGCTTTAAGTAACCACTGTGATTTAAATCGGATTATAAATAAATTTATTTCATTATGTGGATCCATGTAGTTTCCAAGAAGTATGATAAAGACTGCAATGATTTTTATGACGTCTTGGGCGTCCATTCTACTATGCGAAAATATAATTTTCTGATCTATTCAATGGTATTATATCTAGACGTAGCGCGTCTTTGAGAACACCAAATTTTCCTGTAAAATCATTAAGCATTTCTTGAATTTGGAAAAAGAAATACATTGTGGAATTTGTTATCCACAATACCATGTAATCTGAAAAATTTTTTAAACCCCAGTTAGAAAATGCTTCTATGGTATCATTAAGTCTCTTTAGAGGAGAGATAATAATTTCCCATGCGGTTTCTATTGATCGAGCTATAAATACAAAAATTCCTTTCAAAACGTTAAAACTTATCTGAATTGATTTTCTAATTGGTTCAACAAAA